TTCCTGACGCAATACCAAAACTATCAAGGGTTGTTTTGCTAAAGTCCTCTACGCCTTTGGCTGAATTCCCAAATGCAACATCAACCTTATTTGTACTTTCAATCAAGTCAGATCCCAATTTTTCAGCTACGGCACCAAGCCCGACAATTGCTATTGTTGCTGGAGCCATTTTCCCCGCTACATTTCCAGCAGACTTTCCTACTTTTCCCGCCGTTGTAGATATCTTGCTTAATGTAACATCACTTTTTGATGCTTGAGTTTCTAAATTTTTCAACTGATCTTCTGTTTTAATTACTTCACGTTGTAAACTTCTATATTTATCTTCTCCGATCGTGCCCTGTTCAAATTGCTGTTGAACTTGCTTTTCTGCTTCTTTTAAGGCTTCAAGTTTTGTTTTGGTGCTAGTAACACTTTCTGCAAGTAGTTTTTGCTTTTGTTGCAGCAATGTGGTATTGCTAGGATCAAACTTCAATTGCTTATTTACTTCTCTTAATTCACTTTGTAAGTCTCTGCTAGTTTTATTAACATCCTTAAGTGCAGTACTTAGTGGTCCAGTATTCCCACCAATTTCAACAGTAATGCCCTTAATATTATTAGCCATTTTATACCTCCTTCCTAAAAAAGTGCATAAAAAAAGAAATCATCAAAAGACAATTCCAAAATGCATATTATTAAATTTATTTATTCACTAATTTTTTTCTTAATGATTTTCTATCTGGTTCTGTTTGTTCCATACGCCAACAGTTTTCTAAATATTCTCGTCCATCTTCTGTCTGAGAGTAGTTGTATACAACTGCATCACGTAGTAAGAGCCAATACTCAAATACATCCAATTCGCCTAATCTATCAAAATCATATCCAGTATACTCACAAACAATTTTTTCTTCTAATGTGTTTATTTCATAGTGTCCCTTATCATCGTTATTACCTGGATAATAAGGGATTTTTAGTTTGGGGAATTTTTATTTTTAGCCATCCACGCAAAATATTCTGTAAGTATTTCACTTAGTTGGTCAAAATCAAGTTCATCAATAATTTCTTCTGGTACTTTATATTCAGTTCTATTTTTACTTAAAATCATTCTAACTGCTTCAGCTAAATCTTCCATCGCATCTTCATTTTTTGTTTTTGATAACGATGTAATTTTCTTTAAAACCTTAATCTTTGGAGGTTCAACATCAAGTGTTAAATCCCCTATTTTAATATTGAAATATCTTTTACTTACGGAATTAATATCAAACATTTTATTCTCCTCCTAGTGATATCCTGTTATACAGTAGGAATATCCTCTGTGTAAATTATTTGTGTACCTTCTGAATCCATAGGTGCTGCATCAAACTCAGTGTCAACCGTAGTCTCTTTATCCTTTGTAAATTTAAAGGAAAATCCAGCTTGATTATTGCCAACAATAGTTACTCTAATATCTCCATCCATTTTATCCACATGTAAAAATCTAATTACATATTGTTTACCATCTTGATTCCCTAGTCCACCTATCTTTACAGTTCTCTTACCTGCTGTTTCTGTTACTCTAGCAGTGGCGCATAATTTAGTAAGAGTATTACCATTCCATGTGAGCACTCCGCTTTTAAGTGTTACCGTTTCCTCTGTTAAAATTGTCTTTTGTACAAGTCCTAAATCATCAGTAACTGTCGTGAATTTTGGTTTATATTCTAATGTTGCTCCACCTTGGATAAGTCCAAGTAGATTAGTATCAACTTCAATCACTGCATCTGTAGGAATCACGCCCCCAGTGAATTCTACAGTATATAACTTACCTGATCCCAATACAATTTTTTCATCTGCTGTTGACATATTGTAACCTCCTTAAAATTTTTCTATCAAATTAAAATCGTACACAGTTTCAAAGAACATTTCTGTTGAAACCCATGTACGATTCTTTTTATATTTTATTGCCTTTTCATTTAATAAATCTTCAATTAGTTGCTCTGATCCACGATTGATTATATCGGAATATAGTTCAACGTTTAAGTTTCTACTTGTAATACAATTCTTATCATCTGCACCACTTACGTCAGCATCCTCTGTAAAAACAATGTATGGAAGCGCTGGAGGTTTTAAAAATCGTTCTTCCGCGACTTTCATTCCTGTTGTTTCTAGCCATACCTTAATGTCCGTTAGCATTTTCTATAGCCTCCTTCGCTAATTCTTCCATACGCTGTTGTGCTAGCTCCTCTCCATATTTAATGTGTGGAAAGGCTTCTGCTCTACCACCTTGGCGTAGAGCATGACCATTTTCTAATAAATGAGTTAATCTGTATTGTCCGTTACCTACACACCAGGTATTAACTTTTTTATAGCCATCCTCATATGTGTTTTTGATACGAAAGGCTTTTACGTATTTATCACCCTTATGACGTTTAAATGTAATATGGCTTTTAATTTCTTCATTAGTTTCTTGTGCTACAGTATCTACCGCCTTTTTTACGCTTTCCGTAACATCTTGGGAATAGTTTTGTAATTCCTGTGTTATTGTAGCCGCTAAATCCTCAATATTTATATTATCCATTACACCACCTCAAACATTTCAAGTTGCCTAAGAGTTAAATCAACACTTTGAGGATTAGTATCAAATATACTTTGAACCATATCAATATCATATTTACCCTTGCCCTTTATTTCTAAAATATCATGACTATCAACTCCAGGCACTTGAGGAATACGAATAACTGCATTGGTTTGTACTTGTACCGCTGCCGCCGCATAATGCCTTCCAAATCCTAATACACGATTACTAAAACCTAGTCCAACATATTTATTTGTTTTATTTCCATCATCATCTAAAGTATAAATATCGCATATTCCATCGTTAAAACTTATAAACTCAGTATCGGTCTTTATCTTCATACGATCACCTCATCTGGTTCTAGGTCCACTTGGCTTTTGATGTGTAAACTCATAAGTTCACTTCCAAAATTCTTTTCAAACATTTCAAGTGCTTGACTATTGATATATCTACATCTATCTTTTAATAAATCCCTTGCTAATCCTTCTACTGTAAAATCAATAGTAGGCACCCCTGCAATTTCTTGCAAACGTGCCTTACTACTATTTATTGCATCAATTAAATTTTTATCTGTATTATCATCTTGCCAAGTAATATGAAGATAGCTTTTTACATCAATTAATAATTGTAGGTCAACTATGTTTGTTGCATCTGCCATTTAAATCACCTCTTAAGCTTGCTCTTTAGTTTTAACAACATTGACAACAGATACTTCGCAACTTGCTGCAATTAATCCGCTTATATCTGCTAGTATAAATGCGTTATCATCTAATGCTCTACCATTACCATATAGTTTTGTTAGATAAACTCTTTCATCATCTAAGAATCTAAATTCATCTGAAAAATCTATTTTACCGCCATTAGTTCCTGCCCCAATACCCATAAAGTATTTATCAGCAATTCCAAAAATGGCTTCTCCTGCCGTAACCGCTGAGGACTGTATAACAGTGGTTGGGTATGGAAATACATTAGATGAATACATTCCGTCTGTGCACCTGCAAGTTGTTGCAGGAAATACCTTTGTAAAATAATCGGTAGGGTTAACTACCAAAAGAACATTGTTAACTGCTCTTGTTTTGCCATTGGGAGCCTTAGCGAGACTCCCTAAAATAGTTCCATAAGTAACAGGCTTTAAATCAGTTATTACTATGGCTGTTTTCTTTGGATATATTCCTCCAGTTACAGTTACATCGTCAGCAACGCTCCTGTCCATTCCGATAGGTTCATTGTTCCCAGTACCAGTTATAATTGCAGTTTCTGTTGCTAATGCTATAGCCTCAGAGAGAACTCCTCTAACATAAGCATCTATCCATTCAGGTCCTACTAAAAGCATATCCTTTGAAATGGGCATAAAGGCAGATAATTTGCATATAGTAAGGTCAATTTTGCCAATTGCTCCGCTAAGTTCTTCGGTAATTGTAGAATTTAAAGGTCCCCATGTTGCTAGTTGTGTACCTTGTTTGTTGACTATTATTTTTGTTAATAAAGTTGTATTTGTGAAGTTAATTGCATCTAACAATGGATGGTTTGCTTTTATATCCGCAATAACATTGTCTATTATGGTATATGGAAATGCAGTATCAAGGTCTGTGAATGCCTGCCTTGGGTTTTCTGTTTTCATAGCTCCTATGATACTTTGATAGAATTTTGTTTCTTTTGCTGTTAACTGGTGTACTCCTCTCTTTGTAAGTATTGTGCTGTCAGTTGTTTGTTGATAAGCATTAAACTCCTCCATTACATTTTGCTGTACAGATTCTGCAAAATTCGTAAAGGCTTGTGCAATTTCATTTTCATCTGTACTTTTAAACGCCGCCACCAAATTGTCCTTTAATTCTTGCTTTACTAAATCTTTACTTTTCATTGTCATAATTATTTTACCTCCGCATTTTTTATTTTGAATGCTGCCATTAATTTCTCAGCATTAGTCTTTTGTTTTGTTAACTCTTTTGGTACTACAACAGGATCATGTTTCTGTTTAATTTCTTCTTGTATTGATTGTTTTAGCCTTTGTTTAGCCGCTGTAATTGTAGTATCTTCTTGACCTGCTATTTCATCTGCTAATCCATATTGTACGCATTGTTCCGCGCTTAGCCATGTCTGTCCATCTAATAGTTGTGTTAATGTTTCCTGAGTTAATTTGTTCCCTGCTTTTGCTAAATAACTTGAACAACTAGCACTGTCTATTACATCAATGTCATTAGCTGCCTTTCTTAAATCATCTGAGGTTCCATAAACGCCCATAGACGCATGATGTATCATCATTAATGTATTTGTTCCCATTATAATTTTATCTCCTGCCATAGCAATTACTGAGGCTATTGAACATGCAAACCCATCAATGTAAACTGTCTTTTGCGCTGGATTCCTTTTAAGAAGATTATAAATTCCTAATCCTTCCTTAACCTCCCCTCCATAGCTATTGATATAGATGTTTATATTCTGAATATTTCCTGCAGCATCTAACTGACTTTTTATACTATTGGCAGAAGTTTCACTTTCGATTGTTTCTCCAGTCCACCAGTCCTCTCCATCTGCTGCTATGTCATCATAAAGATATAAATCTATTGTCCCTGGTTCAATTGACTGTTTGATTATTAGCATTGGTTTAGCCATTGTTTTCACCTCCTCCCAAGTTATCTATTTCCGAATAATTTTTAGTGATCCAATGTTTCTTACTCCACTCTGTATTAAGTGGAGTATCCCCCACCTTAATTCTAAGTTCGTCAACGCTATAACCCCCACTTGCAATAAGTTTGTCAAAGGATGCTGAAATAGAAAACAGATCCATATGTTTAATACATGTAGTATCAATCTTTAAATATGACCCTTCTAAATAAGAATCCTTTCCATATCTTTTACGATTAGCCTCCTCACTTATCATATCTACCTGAGGATCTATACAAAAAGTTAAAAAATTATCTGTAAGATTACTTATATCTGCAATATCTCCTCTTAGTAAAGATGGTGGAATCTTAAAGGCTTGGGCTACTCTTTCAAATATTTCTTTTGTCATTGCCGTAATATCTGCTATTTCACTTGTAGATTTTTTACTAGCTTCTCCTCCTTGCTCATCGTATTTATATCCTTTTTCAAGTGGAAGCACTGCGTTTTCAGCTTCAAAGTATCTTTTGAATTTATTGTTCATTAGATCTTCAAATTTAGTTTGGAAATCTTTATTTCCGCTTGCTGATGAATCAATATCTAAAATACCTTTTCTTCCACCACTACGCTTGTACTTGTTTACCGACATATTCAAAAGATTGTTATAGCCTTTTAAAAGGTTAGATAACAAAATCCTGATATTGGCATTACCTAGTTTAAAATACATTACCTCGCTCATTTTGAAGTTTTTATCAAAGCTCATTGTTCCGCTTACAACATTCGTGAAATAATTTTCCACTACTGCATATTCGTTTTGATAGAAACTATCTGCAATTATTAGTTGTCCATTAATATCAAGAACAAGACACTCATCCTCATAAATTAGCGTGAATATAAGTTTCTGCATAAACTGGCTTGAGTTTTGATTCTTATTAGGTTCAACATTCCAAAGGTAATATTCTTCACCTTTAAGCTCAACGCCTTTTGAATAAGTCTTAAACTCACATTTTGAAATTGCACCGGCTATTAAATTAATTGCAGCTGTTATTGCAAAAGCTTCAATAGCTAATTGAGTTTCTTGACCTGCTATTTCTGTCTGAGTTAGATTTACCGTAGTTTGCCCAGCACTGAAAAAACTTGATATCCATTCAGTAAATTTCAATCTATCACCTCCCTTCAGGGCAAAATAAAAAGCCTTATTTCTAAGACTTAATTTTTAATATGTGAATACGCCAAGATCTAAATCTGTAGATTCGCCACTGTCTTCTAATTCAACTCCATCTGCACACATTGCAGCTATAAAAGCCATAAAACCATCTGTTTTTCTGCTCTTAGGTTCTGTCTTGCCAAAACTATAGTTGTCGTGTGCCTCAGATTTTAAACAAGTATTATTTGTATACCACCTCATAAGAGGGTTGTTTCCCCAAACAATATTGTGATTAGTAAATTCACTATTAATTATTGGATATATAAGCATTTGATTACTCGGTCTTGTTAACTTTATATTATTAGTACCTTTCTTGTCTGTATCAAATCCGACTTTCCTAAGCGCTTTAGCTAATAATGTATATCTATAGTTGTCCATACCAAGAATAGTAAGGTTATATTTTAGCGCCTGTTCTTCTAACCACATAGCTACTGTATCTGGTGGCACTTCGGGACCATCAATAAAAGTTAATAAACTTCCTCCTTCTTCAGTTGCCCATTCTTCTAAAGGTGCTTTTATTCTCCCTAAATCATTGCATTTTCTACATACCCATGTATGAGATATCCAATAGTACTTACCTTTAAATTTAAAAAGTAACCCAGCACATACAAAGTCGGTAGTTTTTGCATAGTCTATTCCGACTCTACAAGTGCCGCCACTAAGATCAGGTATTTCTTGATTAGTTGCAAGTATATTGTCCCAACTTGTAACTTCCTTATCTATATTCCCTTTTGGAATATTCATCCTTTTCGTCATGAATGCAGAATTAGAAATCGGATCGTCTATATAATCTATATACTCTTTTTCTATTTCTCTAAAAAGTTCTTCATTGTAATGCAAAAATGGATTAGCCTTATCCCACATTTGGGAGTTGCTTACTTCTTTTTCATCATCAAGTTTACAGATAAATACTAATAGTCCATTATCTTTTATTACGCCTTTTAATATTTGTTCTGTCCTCGCTATTAACTTATCAAGTGGACCATCTCTAACATTTCCATTCGTAGTTGTAATTGTCGTTCTTGGATTCTTCTTTTTACCAAGTCCAGTTTTGAATACTTGTATAGAATCATAATTTTCATACTGATGGTATTCGTCAAAGTCAACCTTACCTGGTCTGCCTCCATCTTTTGTTTTAGCATTGCTAGTCCTAAATCTTAATATAGAACCTGTTTTTAAGTTTTGGATATATTCTTTATTCCAGTAAAAATGCTTACTTAGTTTAACCTTATTTTCTTCTAGAACATTATAAACATCATCAAAGCTTGTTTTTGCTTGCTCCTCTGAATTAGCACATATGTCTATGTGATAATATTTAATTTGGTTATACTCACTAATTAAGCAGAAATCTTCAAAAGACAAATATCCGTTTTTGCCAGAACCTCTACCAACTAGAATAAGTAGGTCTGGCCATCTTAATATACCTGGCTTGTAGTAAGTGCAATTATGCAAAGCAAAACAAAATACTTCCCATTCAACTAATTCAAACGGAAAGTATTTTTGCAAGCTTAAATATTTATGAAGTTGTGTTTCATCAACAAATAAATTTTCCTCTACAAAACATTTCTCAACATAATCACATAGCTGCAATTGCTCTTTGCAAACTTCGAATGTACCACCACGAACTAAATCAATGTAGATTTGTATTTCAGGTATTAGTTTAGAGCTCGTCATCATCGTCGCTGACTACATTCTTAGTTGTTAATTCTAATTGTTTGAGAATTGCCAGCTTTTGTTTATTGTACATTAGTGCATTTTTAGCAGAGGGGTTCTCTTTATCAATTTCATACCCCGCTGAAGAAGTTGCTTTGTATGAGTGACCACGATTTTTTATATCCTTTTGCATGGCTTTTTCCTCATTAAAGTACCAAATATAATCATCAATTAGGCCTAAAAAATGTTCTACTTTTGCACCTTTATCTTCAAGTTGTTTAATTAGCGATTCCTTGATTTTCTTAGCGGTAGCCATATTTTTATCCCTCCTTTCAATGTTAAATTTTGTTATTTATATTCTATTTTTTCTCACACGCGCGAGGCAGACGTTTTGTCGTCCCTATATACCGTTCTCCCTCGTTCCAGAATTTTTTCATTTTTTTAGACCGGGGGTACTACCATCTTTCAACATTTAATTGAGGTTTGTGCTCAATCTTATGATGTATATTATAATGACACTCTTTACATACTGCTAATAGGTTATCCTTAGTTAAGGCTAACTCCGGATACCTTCTAACGTACTTGATATGATGTACTGTTGTTGCCTCTTCATAGATACCTCTTGCTCTGCATACTTGACACTCATAATGTTGCTCATCAAGTACCTCTTGTCTTAGATGTTTCCATAGTGCTGAGTTATAGAATGACTTTAGGTTACCGTGTTCTATCAATGAGTTAATCCAATGAGTTAACTCTATACTATCAATTGTAACTTCACCTGCCCTAATTTGTAATTCGTATTGTTTTGAAGGCATAAAAAAAGAGCCCTATTGAGGGTTCTTTTTTTTATATTGATTTATTCAGAATAATATATCAACCTCAAATTTTACATCTTTCATGTTTAATTGTTCTAATGTACTAGCAAACATACCACGGATTAACGCGTCAATATCATTAAGATAGAAAGATTTACAGCACATATCAAAATTGATAGTTGAATTTTTAAAATGAGCTCCACCTATCTTACTTATCCCTTGTTCTGCTTTTAAATTACGAAAAAATGCTCCTAATAGATCACCCTGTATAGCTCCAGTTAGATTTATATTACTTTTTATAGTTATCCTTATATTGAATTTATACATATCAATATTCATGTCATTGTTATTTATGCTTGCGACATTATTACTATTTATTTTGTTTTCTATACCATCAAGTCTATTTAAAATGTATTTAACAGCATCGCTCTCAATTGGCTTTGAGGTTTTTATTTTCCCCAATATGTTTTTTTCTTCAAGTATACTTTCTAAAGCTGAATAAATCGGATTGTCTAATTCATCAATATTAATTTTCTCTATTTCCTCTACATATTCTCTTAAACTTTGCCTTAAACTTAATACTCCTTGAGAATCATTTATATAAAATATAGTTCTTTCAGTTGTAATATCAAAAGGTAACTTTTTCTCGGTTTTTTCCATAATAGTTATTACTGGTTTCCTTATTGAATGCCTAAATGCTAATTCATACATTACATTAGGATTTAGTGTAGTTAAATTAGCTATAACTAAATCCGCTTCATAAATATTTGAGATAACTTGTTTGTTTATTGAACCTGGTGAAGACAATCTGTGAGACACAATAATTTCATAATCGTTACTTAATACAGGACATATTGCAGCATCTATAATTCCATTTATATGCCTTCTTATAGGACTTTCATCTTCACCTATTGGCGTAATTATAAAACATTTTTTCTTTTCACTCGCCTTAGTTCCTTCAGCTTTATCTGTCAATTTAATAACCCCTTTTATATTTTATTGTATCTTAGTGATATTCAACATAAAAGAATAAAACCCTTTATATTAACTTTTTGTATCAAAAAAATTTTATATAAATTTGTTGCAAATTTCTCATTGATCATCATTGAAATCATATATTCTTGCTACTTAATTATATTTTTC